TCCTGCAGTGGAAATAGCTGCTTTCATGGCCGTTCCATCTGCGGTAATAGTTGCCACAGCTGCCGCTTGGGTAGTATTGACCGGAAAACTATATGTCTTAGTTGATGCAAAACTACTGGCTGAATCTGCGAAGTTTACCACCGTTTGGTAGACAACTCCAACACCGGTACCATCTCCGACCGGTGTTATGCTCGCTATTGTCGCAGTAAATGCCATACCCTAACTATACCATCCTGACCGTCTCAGCTCACAATCACATATTTGTTGGTTCTAGTTAAGTCCTTCTAGCAAACAGTTTAGACTGGATAGTGAATTGCCAACTGTGTTGTTTGACCACTGGACGGTGCAATCAAAAGTAAGGGTTCCTGTGGTGTCTATTGTGGTAGTGGAAGTGCCGTTATTAACCGCCACAGCAAACGGAGCCAAGTTAGCACCCACCCCATACGTCACTCCCCCCATTGAGATAATCGTACCTGAGGCGCCAGTACCACGACAAGTAATTAAACATTCACCATCAAATCCTAGGTTAGATGCAAGAGCCGCTAGACTGCTTGCCGTGCCAGTTGCCACCGTTGTGCCTCCTAGTTTAATCCGGATAACGATATTCCCAATACTAACTGCCGGTGCAGAGTACAACCCTCTGATAGCAAACTTAAGACTCTTACCAGCTGTCAGATATGCTGCCGGAAGTGTTAAAGAGCCACTACCCGAGCCAATAATTGAAGTTTCTACGGTGGTAGCGGCAACTGTTACTGTTGCCGTCGAAGTAAACAACGTTGTTGCGGTAAAACTAGGTATACCCGATGGAAATAATGGCATATATTCTCCTTTAAGTTATGACATAAATGGGGGGACGTACGTTATGCGGGCACCTGGTGTTACAGTACTGCTTGCCACTTTTATCTCAACAGCAATTCCAACCCAAGGTATGGACGCAGCACCAGATGTCATATCTACAGTCGTATCATTACCTGCATTAAACTCTGAGCCTATTGAGGTATTAGTACTCCCTTGATTTGCTTGTCCTGTGGCGGTGAAACCTGATCCAACTGTAGGCTGACTGGCCGTATTTAACGGTATACCAAATCCACCAGCCGTCGCGTTACTAGCGCTACCAAACGCAGCCAGTGTTACCGTTAGACTTGTTGCATTGCCTGCACTAGCGTTTTTAGCCGATTGTACTATAGCACCAGATCCGTTAGTACCAGAGGTGTCTATACCCGTATACTCAACATACGACCAACAAGCACCTTGCTGGGTCTGACCTGCGAAGCCTATCGTACCGGTACCACTCGACGGACTAGCTGTTAATGAACGGAATAGAGTGATACGCCTCAGACCACTGCTATCTAGTTGAGTATCTATCTGTGCCCAGGTGGCACTATTCCAAGTAATAGTAGGTATATTCGGTGCAGTCGCAGCAATTGAATACACCCACAAGAGTTCGAGTTTATTTGCACCAGGACTCGTTGAGGCTGTAGTATAGCTTGTTGCCTGTACCCCACCTGCGACTGTGGTCAAATTAGCAGCCGTAACTGCCACTAGGTTTCCTCGGCTACACGAGCAGAACCAGTTGCCGATGCCCAAATACCGTCAATACGGCCTACGTATCCTGCCGGAATCTCGTAGTAGGAACCAGCTGCTAATGCTACCTTAAAGTCTGTGGTAGAGGCGGTGGTGCCAAATTTTACGTATAAAATGGCTGATGAATCATTATAAATACTACCGCCCTTGCGTGAATTGTTAGCGGAAAGAAGCGTTACACTGGTTGCAGATCCAGCAACATTGCTACCTGTAGATGTCTGAGCCTGTTGTACAACGTGCACTGAGCCATCAGATAAGGTCGATATAGGGTTATAGTCACCAGTGGTGTTCGTAAAACTTGTTGCATTACCGTCGTTTCTGACCGCCCACACAGCCACACCCGTATCCCCAGTTGTATGTGCAGCATCTTCTGCCTTGCCCAGGTTTGTCGCACCAGTACCAGGTGTCTGGTTATCAACAGAGACTGACATTTGATTAGATGCGTTGACGTTTACCCCGCGCTCGTTGCCCGCAGCATCACGAATGGTCCCATATAGGTTACGGTTTGCCGACATGCGAACTGCACCAAAGTTGTTCTCAGTAATAGATGTCGGGGCTACATCGTCAAAGACAGCCATACTGGCTGCGCCAAGAATGCCCGAAGCCGTGTTAATGGTAGATCCAGCAGCTCTGGCTGCTACCAAGTTACCAGTGGATATGTCGTTGATACCGATGTAAAACGCATTCGCCGGTACAGCTGAACCAGTTGCAGAGTTCGCACCTACGGTCCAAGTGCCGGATTGACTGGAAAAGGTCGTAGGAAAAGGTATTGAAGCTGTCGATAAAATAACAGTACCCGAAAACGTACCAGAGGTAAGCGCACTAACGTTTATCTGGAAGTAGTTGCCCGTTACAGGTGAGTTATATATCTGACCACTGGCAACTCCTAGCTGTCCTGGACTTGACGTGTTGGTAGCGTTAGCAAACGTTGCAGAGTTAAGATAAGTTCCTCCGCTAGTAGTTGAAAACTGGCCAGTATTCGCTAGACCAGATCCAACACTCGAGTAAATGACGTAAATCCAGGCGTATCCGCGTACATCGGTGTTTGCTAGGATTGTCTGAGCTCCAGAAGAAGAGGTGGTAAATGTTAAGGTCTTTACCCCTTTGTTCGTAACAACTCCGTTGAATCCAGTATCACCAGCTACAATACTAGTTACCGTTGTACCATCGGTGAGATTGCTCGGTAACGGCTGACTTGGGGTAACTGCTTTTGGATTACCAGACCCATCAAACCATATTTCAGCCGTACCGGTTGGGTTGGCAACTGTTGCACCACCTTGGGTGTACTGAGTACCACCACCGAAACTGGTAATCTGGTTACCACTTCCATCTAAGATTGCTACTCCAATACCTGTTGTAGCACCAGAAATAGGTATTGAACTGCCGCTAATGGTCGCCGTACTGTTCAGGATATGATTAGTGCTGTTTACATATTCGGCCTGTCCTGTTATGGAACTTACGGCCCATAAGACACCTTCATGATTCTTAGAGCGATCAGTACTTGTCATATATAAATAAAAGCTCTGTGCAGGGCTATCCTTCACTCATATCATACTACAGATTGAGCAGATTGCTATTACGGACAATCTTGGTCTCACCCTCAGCAACTTTCGACTCTCGTATACGTAGATTCTGGTCTTGAGCCTCCAATCTGGTCTGCCACTCGGCTAAGGAGCGCCTAGTAACCTCGTATTCCTGCGTTTTCTGCTCAATTTCGTCTACAACAGCCAATAACTTTGCATCTAACACCGCTAATTGCTTATTTCTGAGAACTTCAGAAGCAGAAAATGTATCTTGGGCATTTACTTCCTGCCGTTCAAGATCATACAATGCCCTCTCTTTGGCGCTAATCGAATCAAGTAACCTGTTTTCCTCTGTTTGGAGTTTGGATACGGATAACTCAACATCGCGCAGCGCATCCCTTGATGCAACCAGACCGTCTTCTACCTGTGTATGCTTCTCTTGTATGCCACGTAGGTCGTCTTGGGCTATGTCAATGGCTTTTAGAGTAGCCTCTAGGTCATCCTGAGCGAGTATCATGTCAGCCCTGACACTAGATAGATCAGTTTCAGCCTCTTTCATTAGTTCTTTGACTTTGGTGAGTGCCCGTCGTCTGCCTTTTACAGTATCCTTGAGTACTTTCCCTTCCGCCTCTAATAACATCTGCTGTTCAGCGAGTAGTTCAGTAGTCTTGTGCTCAAATCTAGCCTTTAGATTATCAATCTCTCTTTGGACGGCCTGGACCTCTGCGTTCTTGCTGAACAATAACTGTTCCGCTTGCGTCGCCCTCCGTTCCAACTTCTGTACCTGGTTCTCTATTGAGTCCTGGGAATGGTTGTTCATTTCGTACCTCATTAGATTTCCTAATTGCCTCATCTGCTTGACTACGAGGGGTCTGCATTTGAGCGTCCATCAGGTCTTGAATACTACCACGGGATACTATAATACGCGCCTCAGCTGCTGCACGTACTTCTGGGTCGGATAACATCTTGGTGTTGCCTTCACGCTGTATGAGTTCGTTAGCCAGCTGTCGCACCGCTACTTGTGCCTCGTTACCCTTAAAACGACGAGTTTGGCCCGCAGGAATAATAGTGTCCATAGTGATGTGTTTACGACCAGGAAAGTCATTATTCTTCAAAGACAGCCCATATGTCTGGGCTGCATCGCGCTCGGTTAGAGTTGTCTGAGCTGTTTTGCCACTTATGTCTCTTCCAATAGTAAACGGTGCATTAACCGGCACATCCTGCCCGACCCGTACTGCAAAGTCGTCTGTTAACGGATTAAGTACGGTAACATATTCAAACTCGCTGGCACCTTCCAGCGCTGGTTTTGCATTTACCGGTATCTCTTTTGCTGCACCTGGACCAATTACCGCCAATTACTTATCCTCCTCTGCTACTGCCTCTATGGTAGTCGCCTTTTTATTTGCCTTCTTCGGTTCAGCCTCTGCAATTAACAACTCCTGGAGTACACGCCACTCACCCTGCAATTTTGTCATCTCACTATTGATATCGTCTCGCTGCCTGCTTAGTTCGTTAAAATGCTGTTCAGATTGCTGAATTCTCTCTTGTATAGTCATGAGCGGATTGTAGCATATGTTTGCGTGAAAGCAAAAACCACCCCATAAGGGTGGTTAGAGTGGTACCAGTTACAGGGTGCTATTTTTTCTTTGCAGGAGTGTCAGTAACTTCTAGTTTCCTAACTTCACCCCGTTCAGTTGGGTCAGCCTCTACATATCCAACTTCTTTCTTCTTCACCTCGAGCCGTGCCTTAGCAGCCTCCAGTTCACCGTTGGCTAGATCAACAAGCTTTTGCTTCTCGTCTACATCGCCAAAGTACGCATTAATGTGTGTGTCGCTCATATTAAATCTCCCTATTAACTTGCTGCAAATATACCAGACTGAGCAACCATCCACCAAGCTGTACCGTCACAGACAATAGTAAGTGTATCGCCAACCACTGCTGTTCCCTGCGTGTTGGTAACGGTCGTAGTACTCGTCAGTGCAGTACCAGATGCCGATGTCTTCAGGTGTACCACACCACCAGTTACTGTAAACCCGGCGGTGGTGTTACCACAGACAAACGTAAACTTTAGTCCATTTGCTGCTGTTGGTAATGTCCAAGACGGGCTACCGCTAGTAGACACGTTAATGAGTGTTTTACCGGAGTCAGCCGCAGTAAGAACAACCGTGGCACCAACCGTGGCACTAGTGGCGACTGTACTAGTTTGTGGTCCAGATGGCGCGGCTGTAAACACTGGGGCAGCAGTAAACGTAGCCACCCCTGTAAATGTAGATGTCGTACCTACCGATAGGTTAGTAGTGGTCTGAATTGGCAGGGCAGTGTATAGACCCTGATTTTGTCGAACTACGTCTACGTAGTTTTCGATCTTCTTAATTCCAATTGCCATGATATATGTCTCCTAGAATTAAGCTTAGTAAAGGGTTAATACAAATGGTGTGTAGTCGGTAGTGGTGGTTGCTTCCGGAGCGTACCCCACAGCTTTAATCACCGTGGCATCCACGCGGATCTCAACTGCACCAGCCGTAGCATCAGATGGAATACCTTCGGCATTCTTGGTAATAGTACCATCACTCAAGATAGAAGCCATACCACCAGTCTGTTGCCAGTGCCAGTTACCAGAGGTGACTGCAATTACAGGCGCACCCGCGGTTACAAGCGTAATCACAGCAGTGTGTTCAATGACTGCACTGTATGTGTTAGGGATGATCGTTACATCCGTAGCAGTAGCTGTCGAGCTTACGGCCACGTTTAGGTTTCCTTTTAGCGTGACGACAGTGGTGTTACTGTTGCCAGCTGTAGCTGCAGTGTTACCAGTAATGTAGTAAGCACCCTGACCTTGACCAGTGTTGTCGTTAACTACCAGATACTGCCCAGCGAACTGGTCTGCTGTTGCGGTAGTACCAAGCACAATCGTAACCTGGTTCTGGTTTGCTGCTGCAGATGTAGTAAGTGCCCGGTTAGCATAGTTGGCAGTAATTGCCAATGCTTCAGTAATCCGTCCGGCTACAAGTGTGCCAGCTGCATTAGCGTATCGAAAGGTGCGGCCATCTGCTGTTTGGGCAAGTTGTCCGACCAACTGAGCGCCCTTAACAGATGTCTGCTGATAGATATCTTGGTCGGTAATTTGCATTGCTGCTGAAAGTGACATGTTATATTCTCCGTTTCTTTCCTATTAAGAAGTGGTGATTCCAGTACCCTTAAAGTTTCTATTAGGGTTCTCCGAGTAAAATTGGCCGTACATAACAAAGATACCGACTTCAGCCAACTGGTTTACAGGCATAATAGGTTCACGGAACTGGAAAGCAGAAACCTTGTATGACTTGAGTGCACCAGCAGTGACATCTTCCTGTGTACCGACTAGTTCCAGACCCTGCAGTTTTAGACTGCGGAAGTAGAACCACATTTCGTTTAGACCAAACAAAGTTTGGGCAGTTGCCTTGTCGTCTCGGACGTAGTCCTTACCACGGTATGACAAGCTGTTTGCACCAGCCCGTAATGTAAAGCCATCTGATGCGCTAACTGCCTGCTTGACACCAGTAGAACCATCAGTGAAAGAACCACCTGTAGAATCGTATCTAGCACTTACCGTTGGGTTGAGCAATGACTCATATAAGCTCCATACGGTGCGGTTAGACATTAGTACATTTGGTGTCTCAGACAAGTTGCCAGAGATGGTAGCACCATCATCAAGAGCAGCCATATAGTCAAGCGTCAGAACACCACCAGAAGCAGCACTTACAAAGCCGTTAATGCTTGGGTAGGTGGCCCGGGTAAGACCCGCATAGCTGCTAGTGCTTGTGCCGTCATCTACGATAACACCAAGGCCATCGAAGTCGTTACCATTGCCAAAACCGTAGAAGATGTTACCAAGAGCGGTAATCATGGAGTTCTGAGCATATTGGTAAGATGATTTGTATAGGTCAACTACACCACTAGGCGTTGCATTGATAGACCGCTCTACGACTGATACACCGACTGGCTGGGCGTAACCCGTAGGGTACCAAGTCATTTGCTGGGTGTTGTAGTCAATTGAAGTATCAAAGTTTTCTGTACCCTTGAACGATTGCCCCAACTGGCTGTTATTAGTGAAGATAGGCGAGCTATAGCTACGACCGTTCCAACGCTCGGGGCGTGAAACGACTCGCTTCATGATTTCACTGGATTTGTTAATAGTGTCTACAACAGTAGAGTTGTAGTCTTGCAGGGTGATGTTATTGACCCTGTCATTCTGTGCAGTCGCTGACATGCCTACTCCTTAGTCTTAGTAAATAAAAAACAGCCCGTTCAGGGCTGTCCTTATGATGAAGTGTATATCATCTACGCTTTATATGTCAACTAATCTTCCCAGTCTGCTCCGCCACGAAAGTTAAGCGTACGACCAACCGATATGCCTTTAGGTACGTAGGGAGCCTGCGCAGCTGGAGACACACCAGCCACGCGGGCGCCTGCGGTCTTGCGGGCCTCACCGTCTGCCTTATGTTCCGCTTCAGCTCGCTGTCTGCTTGTATCTAGCTGCCAAGCGTTGTATGCATCTAGGGCAGAATTAAGTAATGGCACACCCGCCTTCTCACGATTCTTATTCTCTTTAACCATGTAGTTCATAAGGGCAACTTGTTCTTTGACGCCGTCATGCTTAGCTATTTCTGGATCACTCCAATCAGCAGTTAGGTCTGGTTCGGCTACTTTTGGCAAGAAACCTTTAGATACAAGATACTCAAAACCTTTAACTAGACTATCTACCTTCTCTTGACGTTCTGCCTCTATAGCAGTTTGTTCATCAAACTTGCTTTTATCCGCTTCCCATTTGTCATGATCACGATCAAGATTGTGATTCATCTTATTCTGCTTGTTAATGAAATCCATTAACTGTTTAGGTGTCTCGAAATTGTCAGGGTCATCTGCTAATTTCTCAGCCTCTTCTGGAGTACTAACCTTAACAGTTTTACCATCTTTTAGAGTTACTTCAAACGAATAGTCGGCAGGTGTGTAATCGCCAGGGTCCGCGATCGTTACGACCGGGGCTGGGTCACTGTAAACTGCTGCGGGTTCTTCTTCGTCATCAGCCGCATCGCCGTCTTTAGGTTCTTCTTCTGTTTTTTCGTCAGTCCTTTGGGCATCTTTATCCTCTTTACTAGCTGGAACATTTAAATCTGCTTCGTCAAAGTCGTCTTCCCACTTCGCCAGTTCAGCATCATTAGCTGTTTTGACTTGTTCTTCGGTTGGTGCATCTGCCATTTTCACTCCTTACTGTGTTGGCACAGGTTGAGCAACTGGAGTAGCAGCTTGTGGTGCTGGCACTGGTTGCATGCCTGGATTTGGTTGCGCCGGAGCTGGTACTCCTGGCTGCTGTGGAGATTGTCCCACATTTTGTACTGGTTGTCCAGTTACGGGATCTACCTGTGGTTCTGGCTGCAGACTCTCCTGTAAGTTCAGCGATTGCATCATAGCGTGCTGTATGGCTGTGATGAACATCACAATACGCTGAGCAGCCTTGGGATCTTTGCCTTGCAGCTTAGCAAACTCATTACTACTTACAAACTTGTTGAAGTAATCGAAGTACGCCTGACTGTAGTCGTTACGCTCCTCCGGTGTCTTATTCATGATGAGCAGGTCAATATCAGAACGGGCATCACTGTCTATGTCATCACTCTTAATAGAGTTCAAGTAATCGGCTGGGTTGGTCATTTGCTGCAAGTAACGCTCAGCACGTATGTCTGGGTTAGGCAAGCCAAGGTCTTCCATCAGTTGCTTGTAGTCGATAGCATTACCAGCTTGCCACAACTGCATAGCAGTGGCACGAATACTTGCCTTATCCAGCGGCAACGTACTATCTGTCTGCACGCTGACCTTTACATTACTGTCTAACTTGTCGCCATTTATTAGAATGAACTCATACTTACCGTCACCACCACGAGTCTGGAACCAGTAGTCATCGGTGTAGTAGACACGCATCATCTGCAACAATAATGTGTAATATGTCTCCATACTGGCTGCAATGGCCCGTACTAGGTCATCTTGGAGCGCCCCAGCCTGCTGTTTAATCATCAGGTCACGGCCCAGCGTGTCTTTACTGGCTGGCTGGTCTCCCTTGAACTGGCTCGGTGTACCCATCATGCCATCTATTTCGTTGCGGTAGTCAAAAATGGTCTCAACAACATAGGCAGGCAATGCTTGTGGCGCTATGTTCTCCAATACAGGTGCTGCACCGGTAGCCTTTCGACTTGCCATTAGAACTGTTCTAGAACCCTTATTAACAGCATTTCGAGCATCTTCTTGGGTTAGTGCATCTTTGTTAGCTACCCAACGGCCATTGACATAGTCAGCATTCTCGCCTACTTGCCGCAAACGCTTGTTCAATGCTACCTGCAGCGGTAATGCCTGCTCAATTAGACACGTCTCATCTATGTAACTATGACCCGTATTGATATAGTTAAACGCTACAAATGGCTTTGG